TGTTGGAGATATAGTTGCTGTTAGTTTCAATGGCAGAGAAACTATAGTTCAGCTGATATGCTAGCTATGGAGTAACTATGGATTGATGTTTCTCCCTAGTTACTGTGTCTGGTATCCGTATCTGCCCTCAGTAACAGATAGAAGTTAAGATAGAAGTTAGGTTTAGAGTAAGGTTTAGGATTTGTGTATAATGTAAGGTAATTTGATATCTTAAGGAGAGCTTATGGAAGATAAGGTAAAACCTAGATTAGGAGATTGCTTAAATAAGGTTGGCAATATTGCACACGTAGATGCTGATACTGTTGCTGAGTGGTTTAGGACTAATAGCAAGGGTAAGAGACAGAAGAGAAAGCTTACTGTTACTGATGAAGTTGTTAAGCTAGTAAATGAGAGCATAGATGATCCTATCTATGATGGTGCTAAGTTTGTAGATACTGTGATCACTTATAAGAATGTATTAGATGATCTGGATAGTAGCTATAAGGTTACGTTAGAGGATTATATTAATGCCATTAGGTTCTGTAGCTATTTGGAGGCTTATAGGGGTAGGATTAAGGATGCTTATCAAGCAGCATTTGCTCATAGGGATTTTGTTAAGAATAATAGAGATTGTCCTGTAGGTAGCAAGGAGTATAAGAATATCGATTATGCTGCTCAGAGGTATAGAAAGACACCTTTAGTTTCTAAGATATTGGCACAGAGTGAAATACCTCTGTATCTGATGTATCAAGGGTATAGATATGCTGCTGTAGAAACCTTAGCTGAAGAAATGAGAACAGCTAAGCTGAGCAAGGATAGGATCAGTGCTGCTGATAGGTTATTAGTTCATCTTAAGCCACCTGAAGGGATAGATATTAACGTTAAGGTGGGTAGTGGGACTGATACTAGGGATAGTATCGTTAGCACCTATGAGAGAGCTATGGCACAATTAGTTGAGCAACAGAGAGCTTTGATTATGAATGGTGGGGATATTAAGCAGATAGCGAATGCTAAGATCGTTGAAGCAGACATAGTTGAAGAAAAGGTTGAAGAGTCTTTGTCTGACATTGAGGGAGACCTAGTACCAGACACTGAAACTAGGGAGTAACGTTAGGGGATATGGTTAGGAGACATAGTTCCCCTTAGCTTCCATTAGTTACCATTAGTTTCGGTGAGGTTCATCTGTGTCTGCAGATGTTTCTCCCTAGTTCAAATGGCAGATAAACTGAGTTGTAGCTATAAGGTTTAGAAGTCATTTAGAGCCTCTCTGAGAGCAATTAGGGAGAAAAGGTATAATTAGCTTCTGAGAATGAGATCGTTGCTCTATGAGGCTCTAAATGATTGTATGAGGGTATCTGATACTTCTCCCTGCGAGATGCGAAGCATCTCTGCATATCTCCCATTAGCTTCTAATTTGAAATCTGTTACTTCTCTTATTACTATATATAGAACAAGAACTGCAAAATATGCTCTAAATGCTTAGAGATAGCTAACTTAGAGGTAGTTTGCTATTTGCACGTGGAGACTAATAAGAGAGGTTATATTTGCATTTGGAGACTAATATGGCATAATTGCAAGATAAGACTAATATAACTTGTAGAGAAAAGGAGAAACAAATGTCAGTACAAGTAGAGAAACACACGTTAGTATCGAGGTTTGATGCTGAAACTAATGAGATGATTGCTCAAGATGAGTTTATACTTCGTAAGAAGAATATGAAGGCTAAGGGGTATAACTTAGTGTATATGCAGGAGCTAATGGAGACTGCTCTATTATGCAAGAGCATAGAGCAATGGTATATAGTTATGGATATGCTTACTAATGTGGTTAAACAGGACTTCAAACTTAATATCACATATAAAGAGATAGCTAAGACGTATAATGTATCAGAAACAATAGCTAATAGGGTAATAAGCTTTATGAAGAAAGGTTGTATAATCAAGGGCAATAGAGGAGTATATGATGTCAATCCTTTCTTGGTAATACCTAAAGGAGCTAAAGATGATATAGTAACTCTAAAACAAATAAGATGGGGAAATGATGATGGCAAAGTCTATGGATCAGTATCTGAATGAGGTAGATTATAGCTTCAAGGACTATGTACCTAGTAAGGAAGCTTTAACTATTGTGAACTTCATTAAAGAGGTTAATAATGGTATGGAGGAGAATACTACTCCTTTAGTTCATCTTAGGATGCTAGATACCATTCTGAATAAGACACCTAGAGATATACTAGTATGTCATCGTGGTGCTGCTAAGAGTAGCCTTATTGAGTATATTATCCTCTATGCTGCTGCATTTGGGAAGATACCAGGATTTGGTAAAGTGTCTTTTATAATGTATGTATCTGATAGCATAGTTAATGGTGTAAAGACCCTTAGAAAGAATATCCAGTTTAAGTATGACAATAGCCCTTTCTTACAGAAGTTGATACCAAATAAGAGCCTTAGATTAGGTGTAGAGAATGGTGGAAGTGTAGGAGAGGAGAGCTGGGATGATAATGCTGGTGGTAGAAAGTTTACGGATATAAGGCTAGAGTTTCAGAATGTAGCTGGAGATAGGCTAGTAGTTAGAGGATATGGTGTAGGTACTGGAGTAAGGGGTACTAGAGAATTAGGTCAAAGACCTAATGTAGCCTTCTTAGATGACATTATGAGTGATGAGGATGCTAGGAGTGAAACTACTATTAAGAACATAGAGGATATAGTTTATAAAGCTGTATCTAAAGCTCTACACCCTACTAATCAGAAGATAGTATGGGTAGGTACTCCATTTAACGCTAAAGATCCACTGTATAAGGCTATTGAGAGTGGTAGCTGGAAGGTTACGGCTATACCTGTATGTGAGAAGTTCCCTTGCACTAAAGAGGAGTTCAAAGGTAGCTGGGAAGATAGGTTTCCTTATGAGTATGTGCTAAGAGAGTATCAAGAAGCTGAAGCTATGAAGAGACCAGAGAACTTCAATCAAGAGCTTATGCTAAGAGTTACTTCTGATGAGGATAAGCTACTAAATGATGATGATACTAAATGGTTTGATGAGAAAGAAGTGTTTAAGAATAAGTTTAGCTACAACTTCTACATAACTACAGATTTAGCTACTACAGTAAAGGATAGTAGCGATTACAGTGTGATCACAGTATGGGCTGTTAATAGTCAGAAGCAGTATATGGTAGTAGATGGCTTCTGTGATAAGGTAGAGGTTAATAAGTTCATTAAGGAGCTATTTAGACTATGCCAGAAGTATAGTCCTCTAAGTGTAGGTATAGAAGCTACAGGACAGCAAGCAGGGTTCATTAGCTGGATTAGAGATGAGATGGTTAAGAAGAATATCTACTTCAATTTAGCTAGTTCAAATAATGGTGGTAGAGAAGGTATTAGACCTGTAGGAGATAAGTTCTCTAGGTTCTTGTTATTTGTGCCTAATTTCAAGCAAGGGAACGTTTGGGTAGCTAATAGGATGAAAGATATGGCTTGGGGTAAAGAGTTCATTGACGAGGCTTCTAAGGCTTCTAAAATGGGTTTTAAGAGCAGACACGATGATGTGCTAGATACTATCTCTATGCTACAGATGATGGACATATATGCCCCTAGTGAAGCAGCTAGATCATTAGATGCTGATGAGCAGCTTTTCTATGAGGATTATGATACTCTTAGCAAATATGGATCAAATACAATCTTTTGAAAGGATATGAATGCAGATAGACAAAGTGTTGAGTGATATACAAGATCATCTAATGGTCAATATTTCAGCCTATGCTGGTAAGCCTATGAGTGCTGAAGGACTGATACCTGTAGTTAATCAAGCTCTCAATGAGATATATGCAGAGTTTAACTTAGGTACAGATCAAGCTATCATAGCAGTACCTAGTGATAGCAGAGTATTTAGCTTAGAGTTAAATACAGATGATAACTTTACTTACCACGTAGGTGGTGTAGTTACTAAGAGACTAGCTAAGGATAGCAATGTCATACTAGCTACTACGAAGAGTATCAGAGAAGCTGAGAAGGCTAAGGATAAGCCTAACGAAGTTTTAGATACAATAGTTGCTGATTATGGTTTAAGGAGATAGTATGATAAGATCAGTCCAAAGCGAAGAAGTCTTAGAGATACTAGATGTCACTGATAGTAAGCAGAGAGAGTATGTCTTAAATGCTAAGAATGCTTTTCTAATCGATCCTAAGACCATATACTTACCAAACAATAAAGAGGGAGATATTCTATATGTTAAGTATAGGAAAATAGCTCCTGAATTAGTCTCCACAACAGATAATGTAGGATCTACAGAGTTTCCTTTACCAAACCAACTGCTTAGATTACTATATGCTTTAGTTGCTTTAAAGGTTGTCAGAAGCATAGATGGGTTCAAGCAACTAGAAGGACCTATAGTTAATAACTATGTTAGAGAACTAGAAGAAGCCAAACAGCATTCTTGGGCATTAGATCAAGATATGCTATCTACACTAGAAACTAAGAAAGGATTTTACTAATAATGCCAGCTATAGGTTTACCAGGTACTCCTGGTGGTTCAGTATTAGCCCCTATTGGGACAGGATCAGGTTCTTCTACACCTGAGATTAAAGTTGTGAAATATGAGATACCTACAGAACTTACTAATTTCACTAATCACTTAACTGAGATACTAAGAGTTAATAATAGTATCAATAGTATAGATACAGTAGCAGGGGCTATGACAAGTATAGATAATGTCTTAGCTAAAGTAAATGTTATTGAGAAAGTATCTAACTCAGTTGATAACATAGATACCCTAGCTACTATGAAAGATACTATGGTAACTCTAAAGGATAATCTACAGGTACTAAAGGATACTCTAGATCAAATACCACTGTTACAAGAGATCAAGAATAAGAAAGAGGTATTAGATGTTATCTATGCCTTTAGAGAGTCTTTCGTTAATTGTAGTGAAGACGAAGAGATATTTAGGACGTTGTATAACAACCTAGATCAAATTAAAGGTGTATATGCAGACATATCTAACATAGATATTGTGTATAAGCATCTATTAGCTATTGAGATCGTAGCTAGAGGTATAAAGATACTAGAAGTCTTTACAGCTAACCTAGAGACTTATAAGTCATTACTAGAGATGAAAGATGATCTAAAGGTTATCGTAGCCAATATGGCAGATGTTACTAAGGCTATTGAGGTTTATAAAGACCTACCTAATAAGATAGCCGAGTTCAAGAGTGATTTAGAGAATACCATAGCTCAAGCTAATAAAGCTATTGAAGACAAAGCTAACGATATGCTAGGACAGATAGCTCACGCTCTATTGCCACTAGAGAATGCTCTAATGAAGATGCAAGTGGATATTGCTGGCTTTAAGCTAGATGTGAATACTAAGCTTACAGAGATAGAGAATAGCTTTAGTGAGAAGTTATTGGCTCTTAAGACAGAGAAAGATAAAGAGTTAGAAGCTATCAAAGCTGAGATGCTTCATATCAAAGAGACTTACATAGGTCATCAGATAGTTAATACTATAACTACAACTAATACTGAGACTACAAATGTTACTAAGGATGTGAAAGCTACAGCAACTAATACTATAACTGAAACTAAGAACACTACACCAGAAGAAGATGAAGGCAATGGAGCAGAGATATGATCAAATATCAAGTATATACAGCTAAAGATAAGCAAGTAATTCTCCCTGAAGGGGAGATTACTAAGGTTATATGGGATAATAAGAAGAGTGAGTTAGATACTTATAGGACTACACAGACTAATAAGATACTAACTGATCTTAGAGCTAGGACTAAGAAGGATAGTAAGAATGACCATAGAGCTATCTTTATGGATTTAGCTAATGGTGTAATCATCTGGGCTAGATTACTAGCAGGAGATACTCTAACTAATCCTAAAGTAGCTACAGAGTATTTCTACCTTAGAACACCTGCTGGTAATACAGAAGTTAATTTCACAGAACTAT